GTAAACAATGGATTAGAAGATATACATTAGCATTAGCAAAAGAAATGTTAGGATATGTACGTGGTAAATATTCTTCAATACCAATTCCAAATTCAGAAGTGACATTAAACGGATCAGACCTAACATCAGCCGCTCAGACTGAAAAAGAAGGTCTTATAACAGAACTTAAAGAAACACTTGATACAATGTCTAGGCAAGCACAATTGGAAAGAAAACAAGCTGAAGCAGAAGCTTTGCAACAGCAAATGAATAAAATACCACTTAAAATTTATATAGGGTAACTATGGCATTATTTGGATCAGCAAGAGACGCAAGTTTAATAAGATCAATAAACAGAGAGTTAATAAACGAATTTATTGATACTGAAATAGCATTCTACAAATTAAATTTAGAAGCTGTCCAACCTAATATTTATGATGAATCTGACAGCAAAGTTTATTTTTCGCCAATGAGAATAAATTGCCTGATACAAAAAGATGATAAACAAGTCGCAGCTGATGATTTTGGAATTGATCAAAACAGAACAGGTATATTTTCATTTTTACGAGATGATTTAAAAGATAAGAATATAATAGTTGAAGGCGGAGATATAATTGAATATGATGGAGAATTTTATGAAATAGATTCAGTTCATTCTTCACAGTATTGGACAGGAAGAAATCCATCTAGAGATTTAGGATTTGTTTTAGGCGATAGAGAGGAATTTGGGTTGAGTATAGCAATAAGAGCTGAAGCGCATTTGACAAGAAGAAATAGTTTAAATATAGAAGAAGTTAGATCAGGTATTAATAAAAATAATAGTATACCAAGGAACTTATAATGGCTGAAAAAAGATTAAGACGAACGCAGAATACATTCTCGGATGATCCAAGAACAAATCGCGCTGAAATAATGCGTAGAGATAACGATCGTGTTAAAACACAAGCAATTACAATTTATGATATAGATTATGCGGTAATGTCTTATATCGAAGAAGTTATTCAGCCTAAACTAATTGAGAATGGAAAACTAATAGATGTTCCTGTAATGTTTGCTAGTGGTGAAAAATATGTTCAAATTCAGTCACGCGGATTCATGAGAGATCAAAAAGGTAAAATAATGACTCCATTGATTAGTTTGAGACGATCTAATATAGTTGAAAGAGATACAATCAAAAGTTTAGGAGTAAATGAAAATCCTTCTGGTATGGGTATAGTACATGCTAATAAATTTTCGATTAAGAATCAATATGATAAGTTTAATGTATTGAGAGGTACAAAACCAGCTAGAGAATATTATGTTTCTCCTATTCCTGAATATCTTGATGTTTCATATGAAATGTTAATATGGTGTGAATATACTGAACAATTAAATAAATTGATAGAACAATTATTACCATTAAGTGGGTTTGCTTGGGGTACTACTTGGAAATTTATTTCTTTAATAGGAGATGCATCATTTGAAACATTAAATAATACAGGTGAAGATAGAATTGTAAGAGCAACTATACCAATTACAACAAAAGGAGTATTATTGGCAGAATCAGAACTTCGTATGGATAATTTCCAAAAACAAATATCTGTTAAAAAAGTAACATTTAAATCAGAGACTGAACAATTCGATGTAGATGTAACAAATGAACCTCCTGGTGGATATGATAATAGTACTGAATATAAAACATCAACAGATGAACAAACAGCAAAACCATTTCAAGAAGATGTGAATTTTAATCCAGAAAATGAAACACAAATTCCAAATCAAACTAATCGTATTAGATCGATATCTGGTATTCAAGATTTGAACAATAGAAATCATGAATAGGTTGGTTGTTTTCTAAAAAAACGTATATTTATATTAAAATTAACTAATTTAAATTTGGAGAAAAAAGTTATGTCAGAAACAAAAAAATTTACAGAAGCCGAATTAAAAGAAATTACGGAACTCCGTAATGCAAATGCTCAAAAAATTAATGAATTTGGGCAGATAGAATTAGAAATATTATTGACAAACCAACGTCTTGATGTATTGGCAGAAACAAAACAAAACTTGAAAAACCAATACATTGAACTGCAGGCTAAAGAAAAAGATTTAGTTACCAAATTAAATGAAAAATATGGTACTGGAACAGTTGATTTAGAAAGTGGTGAGTTTATTCCAAGAACTTGATAGGTTTGAGCATAAAAGTAGATATTTATAAGCGAATAAAGATATTTTTAACAAGGGAATAAAACATGGCAGAAAAAATTATTAGTCCTGGTGTATTTACCAAAGAGGTAGATCAATCATTTTTACCGGCTGGAGTCCAAGCAATTGGCGCTGCAGTGGTAGGACCAACAGTAAAAGGACCTGTATTGATACCAACAGTAGTATCAAGTTATTCAGAATTTGTCCAAATATTTGGTGATACATTCGAATCAGGATCAGGCGCAGAAAAAGATACATACAAATATCTAACATCATATAGCGCGCAAGAATATTTAAAGTACGCAGATACATTAACAGTTGTAAGAGTTGCAGATGGTGCAACAACAGCTACATCAATAGTATCATCATCAACAACAGTAGGAGATGCAAAAGCAGATGGATCTTTTGATTTAACTGGTGCAAGTTTTGCTGAGAATGATGAATTTCAAATAACAGTTGACGGATTGGAGCATAGATTTATTGCCAGTACTGTTCCTAATACACCAGCAGATGTACCAGCTACATCAACAACAGGAGGTGTATTTTTCTTCGCAACAGGTTCAACTCAAGCAAATAGCGTATCTAATTTAATTACAGAAATAGATAATGCAGCTATTGGAGTAGATGCAGCAACAGGAGCTACTACAACAGTATTAGCATTAACAGCATCAAGTGCAGGAACAGCAGGTAATTCAATTACAATGGAAACAGGTTCTGGAGCAACTATCAATGTTGATGTATTAACTTTATCTGGAGGAACCAATTCAACTAATTCATCAGATTGCTTTACATTTACAACTTTAAATGAAGGTGCTATAATGAATAGTGCTGGTACAGTTGGAACAAATGGATTGTTAGCGAACGGAAATAAAGATAACATAAGATGGGAAATTACTTCTGTAAATAATAATAAAGGAACATTTAATTTACAAATTAGAAGAGGTAATGATACTAATACAAGAAAAGCAATACTTGAATCATATAATAATTTGAACCTTGATCCAAATTCACCAAATTATATTGCAAAAAGAATTGGTGATGAATTCCAAACAATAGTAGGATCAGGAACATCTGAACCATATCTTCAATATAATGGTGATTTTGCTAATAGATCAAAATACGTTAGAGTAACAGTACATAAAAAGACTTTGAATTACTTAGATGAAAATGGTAATGTTAGAGATGGTTCATTATCAGGTTCTTTACCAAATGTAGGATCAGGATCATTTGCAGGTGGTAGTGATGGTAATGTTAATCATCCACAGCAAATGTATGAAAATATTACAAATACTAATAGCCAAGGATTGAGTATGAGTTTATCATCTACTCAACAAGCTTTAGAGGATGCAATTAACTTATTGAAAAACCAAGACCAATATGATATTAACTTATTAACATTGCCTGGTATTATAGATAATTTAGGAACAAACCATTCAAAAATTATTACAACTGCATTGAATGCTGTAGAGCAAAGAGCTGATGCATTCTTAATTATAGATCCAGTTGAGTATAATTTAGGAGTATCTGGTGTAACAGTTGTAACCGGAAAAGTAGGAGAAAGAGATTCTAATTATAGTGCTGCTTATTGGCCATGGGTAAAAATACCAGATGCAGACTTAGGACAAAATGTTTGGGTTCCTGCAGGAGTATTGATTCCATCAGTATATGCATTTAATGATAGAGTTGCAGCACCATGGTTTGCACCAGCAGGTTTAAATAGAGGTGGTATTGATATAGCAATTAGAGCAGAAAGAAAATTAACTCAAACTAATAGAGATGATTTATATGATGCAAATGTGAATCCAATAGCAACTTTCCCTAATACAGGTGTAACAGTATTTGGACAGAAAACAATGCAAAAGAAAGCATCTGCATTGGATAGAGTAAATGTTAGAAGATTATTAATTGCTGCTAAGAAGTTTATTGCATCAACTACTAAGTTCTTAGTATTTGAAAATAATACAGCAGCAACTAGAAATAAATTCTTAAGTATAGTTAATCCATATTTTGAATCAGTACAACAAAGACAAGGTTTATTTGCTTTCAAAGTTGTAATGGATAGTACAAATAATACTCCGGATGTAATTGATAGAAATCAAATGGTAGGACAAATATTCCTGCAACCAGCTAAAACAGCAGAATTTATTTTGATTGATTTCAATATACTTCCAACCGGAGCAGCGTTCCCAGAATAGGATGACTAGCATATTTATATAAAAGAATAAAAACGGAGTAAAAAAAATGGCAGAATTATTAGACCCAACCGAAATATTTTATACAGCATATGAACCTAAAATGTCAAATAGGTTTATTATGTATATTGAGGGTATTCCAGCATATCTTGTAAAAGCTGCTTCTAGACCATCATTAGATCAAGGTGAAGTTATTTTAGATCATATTAATGTGGAAAGAAAGTTAAAAGGAAAAACAAGATGGCAAGATGTAACAGTTACATTATATGATCCAGTTGTTCCATCAGCAGCTCAAGCAGT